ATACAACACTCTGAATATTGTAAAAACGTCCATTATAAGTAACACCGATTCGTTTACCTTGACTTGCCGCTAATATTTCTTCTTGTGTAAATCCTATAGCGTCTAGTTTTGCTACAGTATCTGTTGAATCATCTGGTAAACCAGTAGCAACTATTGGTTTAATCATATCTTCTTCTGAAACAAATGCTCTTCATTCTCCATATCTTCCATAAGCTGCTACTCTTTCTCAGTGATACGGTGAAATATCTTCACTTAAAATGGAAAGAACTATGATTTTATAACCAGGTGTGCTTCCAGCTGTAATCTGAACTTGTAGTTCTGCTTGAGTTAAACCAGTAGGAAGTCCTTGAGAACTTACTGTTCCAATATATGATTTTCCAGCAATCGCAGTATCATCTAATTGGACACTATCTATAATATCATCTATAGAAGTAGTATCCCAACTAGTTGGAAACGCATGATTAACAACAACCGTTGCCTGGGTTACATATCCTGCATCGTTTGCTAATTCAGATACTTTAGATGGACCGCAAAAATTAATTACATTTTTCATATTAGTATCTAATTAAAATTTCATCCGCTGTATTTCCAACTAATTTACAATAAGTATTTACTGGAAGTCCAACTACAACTTGATTCTTATTAGCTGGAGTAGCGTCTTCTCAAGCATTCCAAGTAATACCATCTGCTGAATAATTAAATGTATATCCAGAAGCAGAAGCACTAATTATAAATTTGTCTGATGGAACTTGAAACGACTCGGCTTTATTTATTTTTTTAATTCCCATTTACTATTTGTTTTATTGCGTTTACATGTATTTGTGTAATAATATCACGACCTTTGTCAGACATTAAGAATTCACAATCTGTTTTATTATCTTGAAAGAGATTTTCTGTAAGAATCGCAGGACACCAGCTTTTTTGAAGAATTGTAAAATTACTTTCCCAATCAAAATCTCCGTCAGATTTATCTTTTATGAGAGTCATTCCATTTAAAGGAAGTAATTTTTCGGCTTCTTTATAAAAGATGTCTGCGTACTCGTCTGATTTTGTTTTGCCCTTTGTTGTTCAAACACTTCATCCTCTAGCACTCATCCAATCTTTTCCCATTCCTGATGCATTAGCGTGAATAGAAATTAGTAAACAATTAGTTTTTCCAAAATTTGAACAATATCGATTCACTCTGTTTGCACGGGTTGTTAATAGAATATCCTCATCTACTTCTGGAGTTACAATTTTATAATTGATATTTAATTTTTTAAGTTCTTCGGAAATACGTTTTACGATATCTCTAGAAAACTCATATTCAAAAAATTGTCTTCCATCCGGAAACTTGGGGGATTTCTTACCAGGAGTTGATTTTGCGTGGCCATTATCTAGCAGAATTCAAAACTTGGAAGCAGAAATTACTGCAGGATTTAATTCACCACCATTACTTACTAAACTCTTATTCTTCATAATACAATTCTTTTACTTTCTTTTCAATTTTACCCATTTCTGCATTTGCTTCTTTTTCTCACGGTCTATCGAAATATGGAGTATCTTTATCGTAGAATTCTCCTTTTCATATAGCTCCACCTTTTACCAATTTGAGTTCACCTTTATCATATTGTTTTAAATGAACCATTTCATGACAAAGAATTGAAAGTATACTAGCTGCACCAGCTCTACTATGATAAGTTAAACGATATTTATGTCTTTCTGGTTCTGCTTGAAGAATTGCTTGAAGTTCTAAATTGTCTGAATCAAAATTTGATACAAGTCTATCGTTAGTTATCACAGATAGATAAACGTTAGGAATGTTCAATATTTCAGTAAGTATAATCTTTGTAGCAATAGTCATATCTAATTTAACTTTGTTTGTGGCTGCTCAAACAACAGATGGTTTCTCACCAAACTTTCATTCTCTAGGAGTTTTCTTTTTGAAGCAAAACATTATATTAAGGATTTTACAATTGGCATATCTATAATTCCACCATTTTGGTGTTTCTTCGATCAACCTCTCGCATTACGTGCGAAATTTGCTCTTTTTCTTGTTGTTGGATTAGAAGAGTGCAATCCCTTCTGAATACAAGCATCTGTTACTTTTCCACCGCAGTAATCTGTAAATTTTCCACGGTTTGCTTTCTTAATATGGATTCCCGATCCATTCTTAAGCTTTTGTACTAAATATTCTATTTTTTCGTTCATAAATCTTCCTATTTTAATTATTTGCTGCAAATATAATTATTTTTTCTGTAAAATCCAAATAAAAAATTTGGAAATGTCAATTATTTTGACTATATTTGCCCCGAAAAATAATAAGTCGATAAGAATATAAGAATATTAACTATATAAAATTAAATATAAAAATGGATTGAGCATCAATTATTATTGCGGTTGTTGGAGCGCTTGCTGGAGGTGGATTAATCAGCTTGCTTACTATCAGAGAGACTAGAAAGAGTATGAAGATTGAAAATGGCGCAAAAGAAGATCGTAGATGGACAACTCTAGTTGAACAGTTAAGGGTTCAAATAGAAAAAACAAGTGAACGTCTTGAAAAGAAAGACGCTCGTATTACAGAATTAGAGGATACAAATGCAGTTTTAAGACATGAACTTGATGATACTCGTACAGCGTTAGTTAAAGCTACATTACTTCGTTGTAGTAAAATTGCATGTGTAGATCGCAAACCTCCTCTTGGATATTCTGAACTTACAACTGATGAATTAATAGCTGAAAAGAAACGATTGAATTTAGAATAAATATATAAATAGATGTAATATGAAAATGATTAATGATTAATGATATATGCCTGCAGCTAAAAATATTGAGGAAAAATATATTCAAGGTATAAAAGTAGATAAAGAAAACGATCAAGTGTTTTTTAATGATTCTACTCATACCTATTATGATAAAGACACTCTTCAGAAATATATTTCTGTTACACAGCTTGTAAATGCATATTCACAAGAGTTTGATGAAGAATTTTGAAGTGCGTTTAAAGCGCTGGAACAATTAATGGACGGGGATAAATGGTCTATTGTAAAGCCAATTTTATTAAATACTAAAAAATTTAGTATAGAGTCTCTTTCTAAATTAGGAATCGATAAAGATTTATTTTTACAAACACAAAACGCAATAAAAGCGGAGTATAAGCGCAAAAGAGATGAATCTTGTGCTAGAGGGACGGCTATACACGAACAATTTGAATTAGGTTTTTATGGAAAGAAAACCTTTGATTTTTCTAGATATGATTTACCTAACCTATGTGGAGATTTCGATTGTAAACAAAACTATTATAAATTAGATTTACAACGAGGTGTATATCCAGAATTATTATTATCTTGCAAATTTGATAATGTCCTTGCCAGTGGTCAAATTGATTTATGCGTTATTGATGGAACAGATGTTTACATCGTAGATCATAAAACAAATGCTGAAATAAAGATGCATTCTTATTTCGACACAAAAAGAAAGACTAGAGTAATGATGAAAGCACCTTTAAATAACTTAGAAGATTGTGCATGAAGTCATTATTGTTTACAGCTTTCTTTATATGCGTATATGATTGAAACTCTGTATCCAAACTTAACAATTAAAGAATTAAAAATAAATCATATTGATCACAATGACAATATTAAAATACTAGACGTTCCTTACCTCAAAAACGATGTACAAAGAATGCTTAAAGATTATTCTCGAAGATTACGAGTTAAGGAACAATTAGATAGAATAGAACCATATAAAATTGGATAGTATGAATGCTGATGAAAGAATGTCTATATGTATGCAGTGTAAGTTGATGACAGAAGATCCTACTTACGGACCTAGATGCGATGCTAGTAAATGAATGAATTTAAAAACTGGAGAAATATCAAGAATTCCAAAAGCAGGATGAATTAATGGTTGCGCGTGTAGACTTAAGTGAAAAGTTCGAGATCCTCAAGCACACTGTAAGCTAAAGAAATGATAATATGTTTAAATGAATTAAAATGGTTTGCCAGGGATGATATAGAAGAATCTTTGGTATAAAAACAAAAGAATCTGAACGAAGATATAATATATGTATGTCTTGTAAAGATAAATTAGAATTAGTAAAAGGAGAATACATCTGCTCGCACTGTGGTTGTGACCTTAAGGCTGCGTCCTTAGCAGATGATAAACATTGTAGTATAGGTAAATGATAATGGAAAATGATTATTTAAATAAATTAATGTCAGACACAATTGTTGAAAAACAATTAGACGGAATTAAAGAAGGAGATTTTGATATAATACCTTGTAATGTAGGTGTTGTTGTAAAGCCTTATGATGAGAATCCATATAGAGAAATAACTAGAACTGATGGAGGCCTTATTATAGGTGTTAGCAGTTCACAAAAAGTTAAATCTTCGGATTCTGGTGAAATTGAAGAAAATGATGAATATGTCGCTTGTGCCAAAGTGATTGCTGCGGGTCCGTTTTGTAGAAACGTGAAAGCTGGAGAGGATGTTTTTGTTGTAAAACATATATTAAAACCAGTGCCTTTCCGCAAACAGAATCTTTGGGAAGTTGACGAACAAAATATATTATGTAGAATCGTTCCGAAAGGAACACAAAATTAATGAAGTATGATTTATAACGATTATGATGAAAACAGAGTTTATTATAACGCTGGTGATATTGTAACAGTGCGACATGATATACCAAATAAGCCTGTTATGTGAGTTGTAGAGAAGTGCGTTAGATCTCTGTTGAATAAAGAAACTAACGAGATGGAGAACGTTTTTCTTGGTATTAAATGCAGATGATTTGATAAAAACCAAGTAATGCAAGAACAATTGTTTTCTACTAAAGATCTTTCAAAACAATAAAGAATGAATTACACACAAATGTTTGCCAACGGTGGTAAGACAAGTGATCAAGAGCTCATAAAAGGTATTCAAAAAATTCTTGGAGTTGATGATTCACAAATGGAACAGTTACTGCAAATTGGCATTAATAAATATGGCTCATTGGAAGGAATCGGCCAAGCTTTAAATCAGGCAACACAAGGCCTTACGCAAAACTCTTCTCCAGAAGAAGTTCAAGCAGCAGTAGCTTCAGTATTTCAGACAAATGCAGAATCTCAAATGTTTAAATGCGGAGGCAAATTACAACAACTTGTTTCAAAATTTGGAAAAGGTGGTCCAGTTGATTGTGGATGCGGTGGGAAGAAATTAGATGGAGGTGGAAAGGCATTGCCTGAAGGTGCTAGTAGAATAATTACACAAAGAGATACAACGGATTGATATCCTTTTAGGAACGGAACGATTAAATCTGTACATCCTACTAACGGCAATGCTCCTACATATCAAGTATTTGATGGTACATCTTTGATCGCTCCAAAATACTCAGTTACCCCAAAATTAGAAAATGAAATTGGAATATTCGCAAGGCCTTTTCAGTATTTTGGTGCCGCTAGAAGAATTACTCCAGAAGTTGCTGCTGAATACGAACAAGCCAGACAAAATACGTTTGGGGTTCAATCAAAACAAGAAGGTGGTAAAATGAAAAGACGTAATGCTCTAGATGCACTTATGGTTCGTGGAGGTTATGAAAATCGTGGACAAGCAAGACTTGCATATCGTAATTTAAGAAATGCTGGAATGGGAATAGACGATATAGTAGCTAGTACAGCAAGAGTTCCAGATCTAGAAGAGAATTTCACAATTGAAGACATTCCAGTACAAGCAATGGAAACTTCTATAAATTTGACTCCAGATAATCTTTCGGCACCTTTAATGAAGGTACCTAAACGGAAAGCTACTGCTCCAAGAACAAAAGAGAATTCTACAAATAAAGGTGTAGTGGAAGTAGGTGATGTTTCTGTTCTTGACACAACTCCGCAGTCAAATGTAAAAGTTTTATGGGGTGAAATACCACTTATTTCTACAATGTTTCCTAATCAAAAAACAAACGAACAAATACAGCAAGAAAAGAGAGATAGAAAAGCCGGAGAGATAGAACGTTACATGCATACAACTGGTTCAGATGAAAACGTAGTTGCTTGAGGTTTTGATCCTAATTTCAAAAATGTAGATAGAGCTTCTGAAGCATATCGTCAAGGACAGAAACAAGCTGCAAAAAATACGGCAATTACTACAGTTGCTGGTACAGCCGTTGCATTGGGAATTCCTGCTGTAATTCAGTATGCTCCTGCTGCTGGTAGATTTGTTGTAAATGCATTAAAGCCATCACCTAAAATATTAACTGCAGAACAAGTACAAGCTGGATGAAACGGAGGTCTTGGTGCAATGAGAGACGGAATGTTTTTACATAAACGAGGCGGTAAAGTAAAAGACGAAATTAAACTCGCTAAATGCGGAAAGAAAATTAAAAAATAATATATGCAAATCTTTATATTTGATAATGCGACAAACACTCTTCAAATAGACGATTATTCCATATTATTAATTAAAGAATTTGCAAAACTTTGAGAACCAGAAAGAAATGTGTGTAAAGAAGATAAGAAAGGCGAAAAAAGACTTAGAGCTTTTAAAGAATTTACATATATTTATCTGGTTCTCGATTTTAAATCACCTTATTTCAAATCTCCAATAAAAGATAGGCAGGAAGCTGCGCTGATAGATTCTGGACTTACAGAAAAAGATCTTCAAGATCCAGATTTTGCAGCAGCTTATCAGAAATATGAAGAACTTCAAGACGCGGATCCAATCTTAACTTCTATTAAGGTTGCATATAGAACGCTATATAAATTCCAAGTTTATTTGGACAATATTGATTTCAGTGAAGTTGACATCGAAGGGAAGCCAATACATAAAGCAAAAGATGTGTTGGCTTCTATTGGAGAAATAAGTAAGATGAGAACGCAGTTGCAAGAACTTGAGATGCAACATAAAACAGATCTTGCAGCTGAATCAAAGGTTCGAGGCGACGTTTCGCTTGGTGCATTTGATTAATGAATATAATTTATAAGGAATAATATGGCTAAGAGTGTTAATAAGGAAGGTAAAAGTAGATATGGCTTAGAGTTTCCTACAGAAAAAAGGAAAAAGATGCCAAAGTTTACTGAAAACTATGAAGAAGAATTAATAAAACAGCTTTTTGAGGAAAAGAAAAAGAAATTAGAATCTATAGACACATCTGTTCTCGAAGAACAACAAGATCAGATCTGAGTTCACCATAGACGAAAAAATGAGAAGTGAGATGTACCTATAGACGAAGAAATCAAATACTTTGATCCAGAGCTGTCTTATGAAATAACTGGGTATAGACCAATTACTATGGAGCAGGGATTGGATTTTGAAATTGCTCCATTTAGAGAACGTGCTGTGAAGTACGAAACATCTGGAAAATATACCGAATTTCCACAAGGAACTAAACCTTACTTAGAGTTTTGAAAAGAAGAATATAGACGCTGCCAAGACGGATTTACTGTAGGTAAATATAGAATTACTGGTGATCATTACTTCTTTTTAAATTATTATAGAATGCAAACTGTATTGGAAGGAAATGTTGCAGGTGCTGGACGTAGAGAATCGTTTCCTGGATTTTTATCTAAACAATATGAATTTTTCCATTATTTAGAAATGGCTGAAAAACTTCACAAAGATGTCTGTATACTAAAAGCGCGTGGTGTTGGATTTAGTGAAGTTATCGCATCACTCTCTATAAGACCTTATACGACAAATAAAGGTTATAACATCCTTCTTACTTGTGCCGCAGATGGTAAACTAGCACCTCTTAAGAACAAATGTTGGAAACAAATGGACTGACTTAATGCTAATACACAAGGTGGTATGCGCCACGTTCGACAAGTTGTTAATAATAACGACACGAAACGTGCATCGAAACTTACAAAGGATGGCATTGAGTTTGGGTGAGGTTCTCAGGTTAGAGCTGTAGTAGCAGATACATCTGATAAAATTAGAGGTGAACGTGTAGACAGACTGTTCTTTGAAGAAGCAGGTTCTAACCCTAAATTAGCAGAATCTTGAATTAAAGCGGACGCTTTAGTTGCTTTAGGAGGTATTCATTTTGGAACACGAATTGCAGGTGGTACAGGAGGTGAAAACATGGCCCTTCAAGGACTTTCTGATATATTTCTTGATCCGGATGCATTCAATGTACTTCCATTTAAGAACTACGATTCTCAAGATGGTAATCCTGAGCTTCGGGCATTTTTTATCCCTGCACATAAGTTTGCATTAAGTTCTGAATATCTTGATTCTAGAGGTGTTACAGATCACGTACGATTTAAAGAATATTATATAACACAACGTCAGAAACTTAAAGGTGATAAATTCTTAAATGAGTGTGCTGAACACTGTTTTATTCCAGAAGAAGCTCTCTCCAAAACAGGAGAAAATATGTTTGATGCAGAACTTATTGCTGCACGTATGGCTCAAATACTTACTAAGAAAGATTATACAGAGCCTAAGAAAATGCTTCTTACTTGAGATAAAACGACAGAAAAGAATTATCAAAAAGTAAATGCTTTTGAATCGTCTGTCGGTAACATTCTTATAGTTGAACCACCTTTAACAGCTGACGATGGATCTCCATATAAAAATCTGTATGTTGCAGGAATAGATGCTATTGATCAAGGTAAAGATGAGTCTGCAACTGATAACGATGTATCTGACTTCTGTATAGTAATTAAAAAACGTATTCGTGGAATGGATGATCCAGCATATGTTGCAATGTACAAAGCACGTCCAAGAAGAATTAGAGAAGCCTATGAAACAGCTCATAAATTACTTGTTTGATATAATTGTCAAGCCATGCTTGAGTATACTAAAATTTCTTTCCAAAGATTCTTACAAGAAAGAAAAGCAGACGATCGTCTGATGAAACGTCCAGAATTCGCAGTATCCACACGAACTGCAAAACAAGTAACTAAACGATTAATAGGAGTTCCTTCTACAGAAGCGGTTATCAAACATGGCCTAGAACTTGTAGCGGCATTTCTTGAAGATTATTGATGAACAATTAATTTTAAGGACATGTTAGATCAACTCCTTAAATATTCTTATGCCAATAAACGTAAATTCGATATCATAGCAGCGATGCAATGTTGTGAAATAGGAGACGAAGAACTTTTTGGATTAAAACCAGCTAAAGTAGTTGATGCAACTGCACAATGAGTCGATTTCGGATGATATCGTGATGAAAGCGGAAGAATGTGCCATGGAGCTATACCCAAACAAAATAAATACGAAACGCGATGACGGAAATAGAAGAAGAGATTAGACAAATTATCAATGACACAACGGAACGAGTATATATTACAAAACTTCATGTACGTCATGAAGATGGAATATGAACTCTATATCTTTATTTAAATAGAGAACTCGTTCCGATGGTCATGAGTTACGAAGGAACAGAGGAAGGATTTAAAAAGTTTGTCAGAAACGAAATGAAAAGTCGGCGTTTAGAAGAAGTAAAGTATTGAAAGACGACTAGAGAAATCCCGGTGCTTTCTTGTAACGAAGATGGTGAATTAGAATTAGGATGGTAAAACAAAAAGAAATAGAAAAAATAAACCAATGTATTGCCGATTTGGTTTATGAAAAAACAGCTCTCAAAAAAGCTTACAATTACTATCATGGCGTTAGAGATGCTGAACAATTTAGACATATTGAGGAAAATTACGGTATCGGAGTTCCAACGTCTGTAGGATTCACCCCTCTCATTAAGAAACACATTGACGTTCTTGTTGGTGAATATCTTGAGCTAGATCCTGAATTACAGATTACATGTAAAGACGATGAAACCGTCTCAAATATTTTTAGAGATAAGAAACTAAAAATAGATAAAGCACTTTATGAATATTTAAAGAAATATTTACAAAACGCTATGGTAAATATTCTTTTAAATAATCAACAAGTAGTTAATGACCCTTTTATTGAAAAGGAAATGCAGCGTATTCAAAACGAAATTGAAAACACCTTTGTTTCTGATTACGAAATAGCTGCACAAAACATTCTCGCCTATATTAAGAATTCAAGAAATATTGATCTTAAAAATAAGATGCGAGAATTATTTACAGATCTTCTTATTGGAGGGATCTGTTATTATAGAACGAAACCAAAAGGAGATGATATCAGTTTAGAAATTCTTAATCCTCTTGATACGTTTATTGATAGAAATCCAAACGAATTTTATCTTAATAAATCTCCAAGATCTGTTGTAAGAAGATGGCTTACAAAGGAACAAATTCTTACAGAATATGCTGATGATCTTGGAAGCGACGCGCTTGAAGCACTAAAAACAACTTCTTCAAGAAGAAATAGAGATAATGGAGCAATCATAGTAAGAAGCACAGGCCCTCTATATGATCCAAAAGGAGAAATTCTTGGAAATCCTCATGAACAAACTCCTGGAATTTTGGCAGGTAGAGAATTGCATCCGTTATTTCCTTGAGATGAAACTGGAAGTTATAATTATAATAATTCAGATTTATTTGAAGTGTTTGAGTGCGAATGGATTGAATGAGACAATAAACAAAAGAGAAATGTTCTTCACAATGGTGTGAGAATTGGAGGAGAAATCTTCATTACGCCAGGAGAAGCCAAATACTATTTTCAAAGTAGATCCAATCCAAAAGATGTATCAATCAATGTAAACGGTATGTTCTTTAATGATAAAAATGGACAACCATATAGTCTTATGATGGCTACAATGTCATTACAGGATTAAATTTTACTGGTCCTGTCTAAACCCCGTGAACTGCTGGAACGCTAAGTTGTAAGAATTGTGACACCTTACAATATGCCAATCAGCAACCAAGCTCTTAAACAGAGAAGGCTCAACGACTATTATGTAGAATTCAAGTGAATTCGAAGTGCGGGGGCGTTATAAATTAAATAAGTTAAACAATTAAAATTTTAAGTAGTTATGCCTAGAAAAGGACTTAATGAAGCTGAATACAAAGCAAAAGTAGATGAACTCTATAATGGGGAAATCGAAGTTGTAGGACATTATAAATCTCTTACACAACCAATATTAGTTAAAGATAAATACGGTGTGTTAAGTTTACCTTTAGCAAAACAGGTTTTAAACAATAGACCTGGAATTAAAGCAGCATTAAATCAAACTGAATATTTTATGAATCAGCTACGAGAAGTTCATTCAGAAATAGCAGAACAATTAACACCTGCCTCTGAATACCAAACAATGAAAACAAAGATGCTCTTTCAGACAAGATTTGGATTGGTTTCAGCTGTACCAGATGCACTAATTCATGGCCATTGTCCAAATGTTAGATCTGCAGTAGATAGAAAAGATTATATGAGAAATCAATTACTTTATCTGTACGATAATAAATATGATTTCAAAATTATTTCTACGGATAGACATGTTGGAAAGTGTATTTTAATTTGTCCAATTCATGGTGAAGTTGAAGTAGATAATGATTATATATTTGAAGGTTGCGGCTGTCCAAAATGCAATACAAACTGAGAAAAAAGTGATACATTGTATGTTATAAAGTTATCTAATTCGGATGAAACCTTTTATAAACTTGGAATTACACATTTAAATGAAAATGGAATACCAAGAAGATACAAAGATTATAAAAATCTCGGGTTTGAAATTGAACAGCTTTATTTACACACATTTGATACTTATCAAGAGTGTTTCGATAAAGAATTTAAACTAAAACAATTGATAAAACCACACCTTTATCAACCTAAAACATGAGCAAATAATAGTTCAACAGAATGCTTTGGAGTAGAACTATTAGAAATTATAATAAATAATTTATAACGTATGATATAGTCTGATCTTATACGAAAGTATAAGCAGTTCTGACAGAACGGCTGTGAATTAACGACTCACAGTGAACAAAATGAAGTATGATTTACTTTTATATTCTAGAGACAATCTTATTGCTACTAGTGGTACTGTTGGAGATTGGATTGATATTGCGCATCTTCCTGTGGTTCTAGGCGTAGATATGCCAGAACGTGTTATGAAATGGCAAGCGTATAAAAAGAATGGAGTTGCTTTATATGACTCTTCTCAAGAAGGTGCACAAATCCTTAATACAACGTTTAATGGATTTGATGACACAATCAAAGCACAATCTATTCAAGCTATACAAATTGCAATCGATAGCGTAGAAGCACAAGCGTCAGCTATCACTGGTGTATTTGCAGAAAAACTTGGACAAATCGAACAGCGTGATGCAGTAAGCAATGTTAAGGTTGGAATTCACCAATCAACATTATTAACAAAACAATACTTTCATGCGATGGATCTTATGTACAAAGAAGTAAATTATGATCTGTTAAATGAAGCAAAATATTGTTATAAAGACGGTATTACTGGAACAATTGTTCTTGGAGATCACCTTGTAAAAACTTTCACTGCACTACCTGAACACTATACAATGACCGACTTTGATGTTCATATAGAAGATAGTTCTGAATCATTTAAGATGAGGGAACAGCTTCAGGCTTCTACTACTGAACTTATTAAAGCTCAATTTATTGATCCAGTTGATTTGGTTGAAATTGTTCGAGCAAAAAATATGACTCAGCTTAAGAGATATCTAACTAAAGCTCTTGCTGATAAGAAAGCTGAAAACAATATGTTACAACAATTACAACAGCAAGTCGAACAGCTCACAGGTCAACAAAAACAATACGAAAAACAAATTAATCAATACGAGGAACAAATTCAATCTCTTCAGAAGCAACTTGCAAATAACTCTAATCGCAAGCTTGATATTGAACAACAAAGAGTTCAGATTGAAAATAAAGTTGCTCAAGATAAGAAGGATTACAATGATAAGATGATTGAGGTAAAAGAAAAGCAAGTTAATGCAGAAATTTTACAACTTAGAGATGGTAATCCATATAACGATGAAATAAGGGAAGTGTAATGGATAGTA